GCCGTCTACAAAGAGCGCGAGGCCCGCTACAAGCGCGACCGTGCCGAGCTAGACCGAATCGACCGGGAGGCCGGTGATGTCTGAGCAGGAAGCGGAAGCGCGGGCACGATTGGCAGACCAGAACCCGGTAGCCGCGCTCTTGGAGGAAAAGCACCGGCTAGTTGCCGTGCTCGCCAAGGCCGAACAGGAGCTATCCGATCTGCGCGACCAGCTAGGCGCTGCGGTTAGAAACGGCCACCGCGAGAAGGCACGCGCTGACAAGGCCGAACAGGAGAAGGGTCTGCTGATCCTGCGCCTGCAAGCCTTTGAAGCGCGAGAGCGAGAGTTGGGATTAAAGTACGACCAGCTTAAATCGGAATTCTTGAGTTACAAGGAATTGACAGAGATAGAAATAGATGGTTACAGGGAACAAATCCAGAAGTTGCAGGATAAATAAATGGCATGGTCAGTGGACAGAGCTTCGCTAGGAACCCGAGCTATTGAAGCTGGCTACGGTGATACGTCAATGACGTTTACATCTAACGTAGCCGTAGCAGCCGGAGCATGGGCAGTTATGCCTGTAGCTTGGTTTTTTTCTGATCCACTGACTTCAGTTGTAGATAATGGGCCGGTGCTATCGTGGGCAAGGTCACAGGTTAGACCAGACCCAACAGGGGATTTGAGATTAGCACTTGCCTATGCATATGCACCGGCAGGTATTGCATCGGGAACTGTCTGGACGTTTACTTGGACAGGTGGCGACGTTGGAAACAAATGCGCGGGTGGGTATTCATTCCTTGGAGGGGATGCATCGTCTTTTGATGCAACACTCACTACGGCATTTGGAACAGGTACGGGTTGGAGTCAAGCCTGCACAACAGGGTTTGACAACGAGCTAGTAGTGGTAGAAGCATTCGCAGGCAACGGAGCAACTAACACAATCACTAGCCCGTCCGTAGAAGATTGGGAGCAATCCACGTCCGGCTCTACAGCGGTAGCCGCACACAGAATCGCTGGAGTTGCTGGTTCATATCCGGTAGCAGGCACTTGGTCATTCTCTGACAATTGGGGCACAATCGGTATTAAGCTTAAAGAGGCAGCGGGCGGTGGCGGTGGCGATCCATTGCAGGGATTCAGGACTCCAATTACTCCAAGAGGCGCAGGCAGAATCTAATGGCACTAGGACTTAAGCCCACACCGATCCCGCCGGTTATCGCGCCTGTGTTCAATGGGGACGGTAGCCATATCACGGCAGAGCCTAGACCCGAGTGGGTGCCCGCGCCGTTCCAGGAGAAGCAACTACAGCGGCTTGTGAAAGAGCTACAGGAGCGCCCTAAGGGGAGTGGCGCAAACTTTAGCGATATGGGGTGCTACAAAACCAGCACAGCCCTGTGGCTTGCACAACGTCTTGGCTGCAAGCACGTTTTGATTATCACAACCAAGACAGGGAAGATTCCTTATATGCAGGCCGCTCCTAAGGCCGTACCGGAGTATGACACAATTAATCTTAACACAAACGATCCGGTGCATAAGCCAGAGGCGCACGAAAAGATTATCTTCTTTGCACACTACGAAGTATTCTCAAAGCGACTCCCAAGGAATGCCCCGGCTTGGCAGAAGAAACTTACTCCTAAGAAAAAGCGTCCGTATCAAAGGCTTAATTCTACAGCCAAGGAGCTTAATAAGATTAAGTGGGATATGGTGATTGTGTCTGAGGCGCACAGGCTCACGCGGTCAGCTACATGGACTAACACAATCGTCGGCCTTAAGTCTCAGTACCGGCACGAAGAAACCGGGACGCTTTACATCAATAGACCAGACGAAGCACAGTCCCCTCTGAGATTCATGGACAAAGAACGGTATGGTTCCTATTGGGATTTCAGAAGGAAATTCTGTGAAGAAAAAGAATGGCCTCCGCTATCTGGATTCTACCATATCTCAGGGATCAAGGACGAAAAGGCTTTTAAGGCAGAGCTATTGCAGTGGGGGCCACGGGCAATGTTTACGGAGGTATTTGATGCAGCAGAACTAATGCCGCCACACAGGGTTTCAGTTAATCTAAACCCAACACAGAGGCGAATGTATAGGGAGTTGGAAAAGTCTAAGGAGACACTGGACTTGCGTGGACAGCCATTGTTTAGTCCTAACGTTATTTCTGTGCTTATGCGCCTTAGGCAGTTGTGTGTAGCGACTCCGTTTGTTGTGGCAAATACGTGGAACGAAAAGACAGAAAAGATGCAACAGGAAATTGATCTTCAGGAGCCTTCCCCCAAGCTTGAGGCACTGATGGATCTATTGCAAGACACAGATACACCATCTGTGGTGTTCTCCAATTTTAAAACGCCCCTGGAGCTTGCAGCAAGACGGCTAGTGGCGGCTGGAATTTCGCACACCGTTTTGCGACAAAAGGACAGCGATGAAGTTCGATTCAACAAAGTCAATGAATTCCAAGAGGGCAAGACAAGGGTTTTTCTTAGTACAATTAGTCTCGGATCAGAGTCCATTACCCTCACAGCCGCAGACAAGGTTATATTTCTGGATAGAAGTTGGTCGCCACAGAAAATGTCACAAGCTGTATCAAGGGTACACAGACCAGGGCAAAAGCGGCCAGTTCTCCCTATCTACATTGAAGCTCTAAACACAGTGGATCAGGTAGTGGAAGCAACACTGATTAAAAAGCAAGATTGGTTTGACGCGGTATTTGGTTAAATGGAGAGGCTTACCATGAGAGGGGACAATGGGGCAAGCGGTAAGCTACTTAAAGTTACTGCAAGATGGACTGTGGGTTAAGGTAGATGATGTACTACCATTCCTTAATCGGTTCATTGATAATCACAGTACAGAGAAAGATGCAATTATAGAACTAGCTACTCTGATTGGTTGTGACGAGTCAACTATTCGGAAGTGGCGACGGCACGTAGTTACATGGATAACAGCAGACTTAGCAGACAGGATAGCATTGGCAATAGATCAGCCGCATATCCTAACACAAATCCAGATGTATCCTAACCCACGGTGGTCTAGGACAAAGTATGAGGCATGGAGAGCAGAGCAAGGATTGAATTGCTTTGCTGACGACATTCACCCGAACTCATAAAGGACAGCTATGAAAAACGAACGACACGATTGGGAATTCCAAAGGGAGTTTTTTCCTGACCGAGAATTAAAGGCACACCCTAAGCCAGAATATGTAATGACCGGCAGTATTACTGAACGGGTACACCTTGGCAAGAAAGAAAAGAAGTACGACAAGCGTACGCTACAGCTTACCGACTATGTAACTCCAAAGACGCTACTCCCACAGCGCCCTGTCCGAGCGTTTTACGGGTACAAAGTAACTGACTGGCCCATGTATAACAATTCCAAGCTAGGCGATTGCACCTGTGCAGCCGTTGGACATATGGAGCAGTGCTGGTCTAGCTTTACACAGGCGACTCCAGAGCGCCCCCCGGATCAGGCAGTGCTAGATTTGTATTGGGCAACCGGCTCACAGGACGACGGTAGGTATTGCTTGGACGTGTTGAACTACTGGCGCAATAACGGCTTTACACAGCAGGCCGGTGGCAAGGAAAAGATCGTGGCATATGCAGAGGTAAATCCGCTTGATACCGAAATGGTAAAGACGGCCATTTGGCTATTTGGCGGACTCTACATTGGGATTGGCCTTCCGATTACGGCACAGTCACAGTGGGATCGTTGGACGTATATTTCAGGCGCACCCGCTGACGAAAGGGAATTCGGATCGTGGGGCGGACACGCTGTAAATATTGTAGCGTTTTCGGACTACAATCTTTGGCTCATTACTTGGGGATACAAGATGAAAATGTCCTGGGCATTCTGGAAGCATTATGTAGACGAATGCTATGCGATCATTTCTCCAGATTGGTTCAACAAGTTGTGAGCATCCCCTCCCGGCTTCGATATGCTCACGCTTCAGAACGACCTTAACCAGCTATGAAGGCGACCGAAATGAAAACACTAATTCTAACCGAAGATGAAATGGTAGCTGTAAAGAAGCTAATCGAAAAGCGAAAAACACCTAGCCCGGAGACACGACGGCCTCTATGGTGGATGGACGTAGAAAGAGTGTACGATCGCATTACAACTGAACTGTGCCGACAATCAGGGAGTACTCTTGCTGATAGCCCTCAACGGTAGAATCGGAGCAGGAAAGGACACAGTTGGGGCTTACCTCGTAGAGAACTACGGCTTTGAACGCTGGAGTTTCGCTGGAAAGCTTAAGGAATCTTTTGCTGCGCTGCTAGACGTTACCGTGGAAGAACTAGAGAAGTGGAAGAACGATCCCAATTGGAGTCTCAGTATTAACCACGGAACACTGCCACGCAAGCGCATGAATTTTAGGACGGCATTGCAACGCTACGGTACAGAGTCACACAGGGATACATTTTGGCCTGACTTTTGGGTAGACGTTCTTCTACCCAGGGGAGTATCTAGTGAGATTAGATATATCCAGGAACACGACGTTGTGATTACGGACTGTAGATTTATTAACGAAGCAGAGCGCATTAAAGAATACGGTGGAATGGTACTTGAAGTTAGGCGTCCCCGACCATCGGCAGAGATTCACACGCTTGGACATATCTCAGAAAATGCATTGCCACCCGGAACTATTAACGGCATCATTGTGAATGATAAAGACTTTGATTTACTCTATACCCGAGTAGATAAGCTAATGAATAATTTGGGTGTGGAAAGAAGGGAGAGGAAAGATGCTGTTTGACAAGTTTGTAGATTTGCACGAAAGCCGTGCAATGGAACTGCGGCAACTAGAATCACTATGGCGAAAGGAGGCAGTGTGCGAAAGCTCAAGGCTACGGTTGTCGGCGCAATCCTCGCCGCACCGTTCGTCCTCGTGCAAATCGCGGAAGCATCCCCACACTGGTTCAAGGGGCACTAACCGCCCGGATGGGGGGATCGCAACATGATCCCCCTGTCCGATATCACAATCCACACAGGATTTTGGACAGGATTTGTAATCGGATTCTTTGTAGGGGTTGTAGTTATTTGGGCAGTTGCAATTTGGTTTAGTGGTAAGGACAATGGTGACTGAAGCATTTAACGCACTATCGTTTATTTCCGGAGTTACTCTTGGATTGGTAGCCCTCATTTTAATTCTTCTATTGCTAAAACGGAAATAATGTCAGTTAAGCTACCAGATATGCGGCCTAAAGAACCGTTCGTTGCTATCCGTACATCGGACAGAGCAACCTTTAAACGGTGCCGTAGACGGTGGGGATTCAACTCACCTTTGGCAATGCATCTTCAGCCGCAGGTTAAATACTTCGGCGTGGTATGGCCGTTGCAGTTCGGCACGCTCATTCACAAGTGCCTAGAAGAATATTACGATCCCGTCCTTAAGCGCGATCCTCTGGAGGTATTTCGTACAGAGTGGAATGCCTTTGACCGTGAGGTATCTAGAGAAGCACCTGACTATCGCCTAGAGCACGCGGAGGAATTTAAAGAGCATTATGAGCTAGGCATAGGAATGCTTAAACACTACAAGGGCTTTGCAGAGAAGCACGACAACTTTGAGGTAATCGCTGTAGAGCACGACTTTTACATTCCTCTAGGCTTTGAGTACAAGGACAAGCCAGTTTATTACTGCGGCCGCATGGATATGATTAAGCGCGACCTTGACACAGGCTCCTACGGTCTTAAGGATCACAAGACGAGCGGCCGACTCGATGAAGAATTTTTCCTGAAACTGGAAATGGACGAACAGTGTACCAGTTATTTGTGGGCAGCACAACGTGAGGCTGAAATCTACGACCTACCGTACAAAAAGCTGAACCATATAACTTACAATGTTCTCCGTAAAGCTTGCATATTGCCGCCTTCTGTGCTAAAATCCGGGGGACTGTCCGTTGATCGGGCGAACGAATCCACAACGGCAGAGTTGTTTGAGGCGGAGATTCAGAAACGTAATCTCTACTGGTGGTTTAACGATAACCCCAAAGCACAAGCGTATCTAGAGTGGTTGCAAGAGGTTGGCGAAAGCAACTTCTTTGTACGCGAAAACGTACGGAGGAACGCACACGAAATTGGGGCATTGGGTGCAAGAGTTGAGCATGAAGCTAAGGATATGCTTAATGCACTTTCCGCAGCTAATGGAAAGCCGTGGGATATGCCGTACATTTTGTATCCAAATCCCACAGGAGATTGGTACTGCAAGGCGTGTCCGTTCCGTGCTCCGTGTCTCGCTATGAATGACGGCAGTGATTGGGAAGGTATGCTAGAGGATATGTACGAGCCTTCCACGTACGGCCTAGACTTGGAGGTTCACGTTGGAGGATAATACTTGTGGAATGCCGATAGCTGCGGATTCAGAATACGGAGTTGCTGTCTGTATCCTCCCTATGAACCATGAAGGCGAGCACAACGGGGGATTGAAAGAAGAATTAATAGGACGAAGATTTGCAGCACAAATCGTAGAGTCCTGGGAGGATCGTAATTACTATGGGTAAGAAGGACGAAGCATACGAACTGGTCAAAAAGATTGCAGAGGGTAAGTACTGGATTGTGGACTACCCACTGACCGAAAAATGCAAAGCTATCGTGAAAGGAACTAAATGAATCTTCCCGCACTGCCCCCAATGGATCATGCACCGACAAGCGAAGAAATGCGCTTGAGAGTAGTAGCACAGACAAACGGGGAGAATGCAGCGGCGGGACAGAGGGCAATGGGCAAGCTGTTTTTGCTTGCCGAGCGGCGTAAGCAACAGGAGAGGAAAAAGTATGGCGCTTAAAAGATTGTTCCGTAGGTCGCACCCCACAGCAGAACCAGAGCGGGGCGACGAAAGTTATTCCAGGGAGGAACCAGAAGTAGGAGGTACTACCTACGTAGCTCCAGAGGACGTTAACGATCCCGACATTGGAGAGGACGACACAGTAGAGATTTTCAAGGGAGACAATGGCAAATTTTACTGGCACAGAATTGCTCCCAATGGCAAGATCGTCAGCGGCAACAATGAGCCGGACGGATTTGAAAACTACGGTTACGCTAAGAAGTCAGCCGTGGAATACTCCGGTGTACCGTCCGACCGTATTTCGTACAGGATGGAAGAAAAGTAAGTGAGTACAGCCTTTGCTGAAAAGATCGGTGCTAAACCAGCCGCAGAGGTAATTCAGCATTTCAATATGCTGATCTACGGTGAGTTTGGTACCGGCAAGACGCACTTTATTGGGACGGCACAAGACCATCCATTGACAGCCCCTGTGTTGCTGTTGGATATTGAGGCCGGCTCAACAACGCTGCGTAAACGTACAGATGTAGAAGTGGTACGTGTTACTAGTATGACCAAGCTGATTGAACTGTATGACGAGTTAGAGAAAGATGCACAGAGCGGAAAGCCGACGTACAATACGATTGGGATTGACAGTCTGACAGAGCTACAAAAATTGGATATGAATGACATTATGCGGGCGGTCGTTAAACGTGACAGTGACCGTGATCCCGATGTACCGTCCATGCGGGAGTGGGGTAAGTCAAACAACCATATCCGCCAGATTGTCAGAAAGTTTAGAGACTTGCCGTATAACGTAATCTTTACGGCATTGCTTGCCAGGGATCAGGATGATTCTTCGGGCGCTGTAAGATACGGCCCCGACCTTCCAGGCAAGTTGAAAGGGCAGGTACCGGGATTCCTTGACCTTGTGGGATACCTGCATACCGTCACAGAGAACGATGAAATCGAAAGGAGACTACTGGTACAGAGCACACAGAAGTATGCGGCAAAGGATCGTCTTGGAGTGGGAGGGCCTGTGATTCAAAATCCAGATGTATCACTCCTATTCAACGCCATTATTAGCAATGGTAACACACCTTCAGTGAAGAAAGGAAATAAATAATGGGTATGAAGCTTAATCTCTCTGGCGCAAAGGAAACTACCTTTGAGCCGATTCCTTCCGGTTGGTACAATGCCACGATCTATCAGGTTGAGGCAATCGAGACTGACAACCCGGATGGAAACCTTCCGGTAGGTACGCCCGGAATTAACGTTCAGTTCAAGGTGGACTACGAGGGCCAGGATAGGCGCGTGTTCACCCGGTACTACATCGCACCGGACGATTACGATAAGAAGGACGTCATGGATTCCATGATGTTCACGTTCCTTAAGTCGGCAGGCATCCCTGAGGACGACCTTCGCAAGAAGTCGTTTGACCTTGATCCCGAGGATCTTCAGGGTAGGGAGATTCGTGTTAAGGTAGGCGTGCGTCCTGCGAACAAGGAAAAGGGCTACGACGCTAGCAACGAAGTAAAGGCCGTCAAGCCTGTGAGTGAAGGGGACGACGACAACCTCACGGCAGGACTCCTGTAAAAACCGAGAAGTCGGATAGTTACTATCTCCCCAGGTAGTGTCCCGGCTATCCGATTAGGGGGAGTGTGGTTTCCCGCTGCCAGCCGCAGACGCCACGCTCCCCCGCT